GGGCTCCATCACATATTCCTTCCCAAACCGCATATATGGAGAGCCGAGAGAAGCCATCTGTCGCCTTCGTAAGGTCTGCGAACGAGATGTCCGACCTCTACCACGTCAGACGGCGACTTGGTTACCACGCGGGCCTTCCACCCGCGCTCGCGTACCGTCGTCGCCCGACATGGCAGAGGTCCCTTTCGGCTCACAAATTTGCGGAGGGAACTATCACGGAGAATCCTCGCAATCCTCGTCCTCTCAAGGTCCGGGTCCTGAAGTATGTTGACCACATACTCGACGGATCCGCGTTCCGGAAGAGAACCGGACGTTTCGATGAGATTGCGATTCGCTTCACCAGTGCGTGTGAAGCGAGTCGGGTCGGAGAAAGTTGGAGCGGGATGGGCACCATCCGATGCTTTCCCAGCTGGCTCCCGCATCCATGTGTCTACAGTGTCTCGGAGGTCGGCCCGAAGGCCGCCGAGACGGCGACTGTAGTCCAAGGAAGCGGAGGAGCTCGCGCTGAGCGAGGCAACGGATGTGTTGGCGAAACGCCCATACCGCTTACCCCAACTTTCGGCGAACCGACGGAGTTCCGTGATAGTGGAAGGTGGTGTCACCACCTTCCTGGAAAGAGTGACCCGGTGATCCTCCAACGCTTTCGAGCATACCTCGTCGTTTGCCGGTGGGAGTGCGCGGGACAAGGACGAGAGCTGGCACAGCTCTCGAGCCCTTGCGGCGCCCGACCGGCTACGACGGATTTTCCGAAGTATGCGTGCGAAAGCGGGGGGAGAACCCGGGTGGAGAGGTGGAGGAGACGAGAAGTGTCGGACAGCCGCTGGGACAGGACCACCGATTGCTGCGGCCAAAGACCGCGCCCGGTTCGCAAATGCCTTAAAGCATTTGGCGACGAAACCGGGACCGCAACCGACGGTGGATACAGTCACCCAACGGCGGACCGACTCTACATCGTCCAAAGAGATTGGAACTTCGAGCATAACAAGAGCGGCCCAGACCGCCTCCCAACACGGTTGAATGAACTTCAACCATTGACGCTGTTGAGAGGCGGGGGCCGCCTTGACATGCCGAAGAAAAGAAATGTGCAGACGCTCACCCGTCTGTATTGCCAGCTGGAGTCGCGCAAACCTGAAACCAGGTTTACGGACCCCGTGAGAACGGAGGCAGGTCTTTTCAGACCTCCCTCCGCCTCGGGGAACGACGCGCTCCAATAGGAAAGCTATTGAACAGCTTTCTGCTAT